AGTGATGGCTAATTGGCGCATTTCCGGCGGAGTATTAGAACGCTCTGTTATGAGTTCTACAGCTGTAATGGTGAATGCAGATATTGTGTTCACCGTCGCTAACGGACCGATCCAGATTTTGGAGTTGCTTTCTGAGTGCATTACTACCAATGACGCAACGGCAAGCACGATGCAGTGGCAGTCTGTTCCAACTGTGGGTAGTGCAGCTACGGTTAGCGGAACTTCTGCTGCGTTGACTTCTGTAGCCGCGGGGGCTACTGTTAGACTTGCCCCAACGGCTTTAACGACGGCCCCTGTAGTTGCGCTGGCCGCGGCAGGCGGCGTACAGTTGGGAACTAACGTAGCCAATCGCATAACGGTGCAGCCTGGTACGATCAAGCTCGTCATCGGCGTAGGTTCCACAACTGGCACATGGCGGCATTACTTGCGCTATATTCCACTCAACCCCCTTGTCACTGTAACGGCGGTTTAACATGACAACCCCTGCTGATAACACTCCGATCTCGATTATCTCCGACGCGTACTTTGACGCAGGATTGCTTCAGGAGGGGCAGTCGCCGAACTCCGAGCAGATCACTACGGGCATGCGAAAACTCCGGGATGTGATTAACTTGTGGCAGACGCAGGGGTTGAAACTTTGGCTGCTCACGGATACTTCCGTCACGCTTACCTCAGGCACGAGTACTTACACTTTCGGCCCGGCCGGCTCGACTGTAATGGCCAAGCCGCCCCGTGTAGTGGAAGCTTACTACTCAGATTCAAATGGCATTCGGCGGCCACTTACTCCGTTGAGCTGGGATGATTATGTGCGCCTAAGTGTTATCACGCAAACGGGGCAGATTAATTCTTACTTCGTGGATAAGCAAGCTACGCAGCTGAGCGTCTTCTTCTGGAATACGCCCGATGCAACAGCAGCTACTGGCACGGCCCACTTGCTGTTGCAGACCCAGGTCACAAACTTCATCAACATCACGGAGACGGTTCAGTTCCCAATCGAGTGGCGCATCGCTCTTCGGTGGGGCTTGGCGGACGAGCTGGCGACCGGCCAGCCCCAGGCGATCATGGACCGTTGCCAGCAGCGGGCGATTGCGTATCGGACAATGCTGGAAGACTGGGATGTCGAGGACGCTCCGACGCAGTTCGTCCCGGACTCTCGCGGCCAATTCGCCGGAAGGAGTTTTCGCTAAATGGCACAAGCTGAAACCGTCGCAGTCCCGAAGCGCCTTCCGCTGGTAATCCAGCCGGAGAATCGCTCGGAAGACACCTTGAAGGATGCGAAGCTTATCAATGGCTACGTCGAGAAAGATGAGAAGAGTGGCGAGTACTGGGTCTTCAAGCGCCCGGGATTGCTGCAAACAGGCGCGACTAAGACCGGAAATGGACTTGGCGTATATAACTGGAATGGCAATGTCTACTCCATCTTCGGCGCGACCTTGTACAAGGATGGCGTGAGTATCGGCACGGTAGATACTACCAATGGCGTGTATCGTTTCTCGGCAAGCCTGGGCGCAACCCCTCGACTGCAACTCGGTAATGGCACGGTCGCTTATAACTGGGATAACACAAACCTAACTCAAATGTCTGGGGCAAACTTTCCCGGCAATTCTTACGCAGCAGGCGGAGTGAAAGGTTTCGCGTATCTCGACGGCACGACTTATATCCTGGACACCACAGCTTTCATCCACGGCTCCGATACAGTCGCGGGGTTAAATCGCCCCGATCTTTGGACTGACGTGCTCAACCTGCTTGGCGCTCAGATTGAACCGGACAAGGGAATCGCGTTAGCGAAACAGTTGGTCTACGTGTTGGCGCTGAAAGAGTGGTCGACTGAAGTGTTTTACGATGCGCAGAATCCGGTAGGTTCTCTCCCCCTCGGTCCGGTCCAAGGCGCTAAGATAAATTACGGTTGCGCTAATGCGGATTCAATCCAGGATATCGATGGATCGCTGCTCTGGCTTGCTACGAATCGCGGAGCCGCGCCGCAGATCTTGATTCTCGACAATCTCAAGCCGACGATCGTATCCACGAAAGCCATCGAGCGGCTGCTAGGTGAGGCCGACACGACCTCCGTTGCCTCCTTCGCAATCAAGTATGAAGGTCATCGGTTCTACGGGCTTACGCTGAAGAACAATAACTTAACAATGGTGTATGACCTGGCTGATAAGATGTGGAGTCAGTGGACCGATCCAGATGGGAATTACTTCAAGATCGTTTCGACTACCTTCCTGCAGGGCACTGGACGAATTCTTCAGCATGCTACGAACGGGAAGTTATATCTGTTCGACTCTGCCTACACTTCCGATGATGGTTCTATTATTACGACGGATCTTTACACCCCCAACTTCGACGGCGGGGTGCGCAGGAAGAAGCATCTCAACCGCATGGGTTTCGTCGGGGATCAGACTCCCGGTAGTATGCTTCAAGTTCGCGTGAATGACGAGGACTATAAAGCGACAGCTTGGTCTAGCTACCGCAGCGTAGATATGGGGGTTGAAGATCCTTATTTACCAAACTGCGGATCGTTCCGTCGCCGTGCAGTCCATATCCGTCATCAAGCTAATACGCGGATGCGCTTGCAGGCGGTTGAACTTCAAATCGACTTAGGCACATTATGACCAGCGTATTTCAACCGCCGCCGACATGGGCACTTCCCGTGATCGCGGACCCGACTACCAAGGAAGGCGTATTCAATCCGATCTGGTTGAAGTGGTTTGTGGAGTTGAGTAAGAACCTGGATGCCACGGGCAGCACGACCACAACTACAATTACGACGGTACTAGAGACTGCGAGTTTCCAGCCGCCTCGCGAGGAATTTCGCCCGCTGCAGTTTCTTGAGGGCAACGCATCTTCGATTTTAGCAAGTCAGATTTTTGGGACTTAACATGGCAACTTATAGCAGAATTCTTCTTAGCGGCTCTACGAACGGCAGAGCAATTCCGGTTGTTGCAACTGCGACTCCCGGCACCGCAATCCACACAGCCGTGACCGGAACGGCTGGCTTTGATGAGTTATATCTATGGGCCAGCAATGTGACTGCAGCTACAGCTACGCTGACAATAGAGTGGGGCGGTGTAACTGATCCGGGCGACCACATGACTAAGGCGATTTCGCTGCCTGCTAACAGTCCGCCTATTCCAATCGTGACAGGGCAGGTGCTAAACAACGGTCTACTCGTCAAGGCATTCTCGGGCACTGCCTCTGCCGTCAACGTTACTGGCTACGTCAATCGGATCAGCTAAAAATGCACGTCTACCCGCATTACAGTTTTCAACTTGCGCGTTGTTCTAATCTTGCCGTTGCAGGCACGGCGGGGGAAGGCTATATACTGTTCACGGCGCAGGCGACTGACTCAACTACGCCGGCGGCGGGCGCGGTAAAACTGTTCTCCGACAGCACGGTCTCGGGTATCGCGCGCCTGTCAATGCGGACTTCTTCGGGGGCGATCCTAACTTTTTTCCGTGACACGGTAGATACAGTACGAAATAGTTCTGGCGGTGCTTTTACCAAGGGACAGGTTGTTTACAAGAACGGCTCTGACGGGATAACTGCAAGTATTGCGCTGGCGAAGGCTGATGTAGCAGCCACAGCTGGCGCAGTTGGCGTCATCTTAGCTCCTACGTTTGCTAACAATACTTTCGGAACAATCCAGACCGGTGGGCGTTTTCAGGGTATTAATACTGTTGCATTTAGTTCTGGCGATGCGCTTTACCTTAGCCCGACTACCGCAGGGGCCGTAACTAATGTCCGCCCAAGCTCGCCTAATATTGACATCAAAGTCGGAACAGTTATCACATCTTCTGCGAATGGTGTAGTAGATTTAACGTTTCAGCCCTACGTGCCTGTTCCGGACGAAGGCGCAAACGACATTCTGACGCATCAGGTTTTTAATCGTCCTGTCTTTGCGCCTTACTTAACCGGGCCGATCACGGCACTTGGCGGGCGTACTACGATAACTTCCCAGACCGGCACCGGCACCAAGTTCGTGATGGACACCAGTCCGACGCTGGTGACGCCGAATATTGGCACACCCTCAGCGGGGGTTGTGACCAACCTAACGGGCACCGCGTCAATCAACATCAATGGCACCGTTGGGGCTGCGACACCTACAACAGTGGCGGCTACGACGTTGAGTACGACAGGTGTAATAACAGTAGGCACAAGTGATGCAACAGCAGTACTTAGAGCTGGCGGAGCAAATACGCATTTATCAATTCAGTCGGTAGGAGCTGACGGTAATGTGTATATCCAGCGTGGAAGTGGAGCGAGTACTGTAGGAATCGCCTCCGCGACCGGTCTCGCTATTACGGGGGCGGTTAGTGCAACAACAACCGTTAAGACGGGCGGCTACACCGTTGGAACACTTCCCGCAGGCACGGCTGGCATGAAGGCCTATGTAACAGATGCCCTTGCCCCGGCGTTTCTGACGACGCTTGTTGGAGGTGGCGCGGCGTACAGTGGTGCGCAGTACAGCGGCGCTGCGTGGGTAGCAGATTGAGCAACCAAAGGAATAAACATGATTGAAACAGTAAAGCGCCCATATGAATTTCTCGTTCGTTGGCGTGAGGGCCTGATCAGCGGGGCGCACGTAGGCTTCGAGGTCACGACGCTAGAGGATGGAAAGGTTCTATCTACAACCCCGCTCGCCGTAATACCTGTCAACGTCGGGCAAGGCGTTGGTTTTCCTCTTGCCGACATCTTAGCGCAAATTCAGGTTGATGCTATTGTCAGTCTAGCCGAAATGACTGCTCTTAAGGACGCGGCCCAGATCACATGCGCCCAGCAGGAGGCGACTATTATCGAGCTTCAAACTGCGTTGGCGGCTGCGCAGCCATAACTTGCAACTCTTACTAAGGAATAATCATGGGATACGGTTCAGATAGTTTTGGCGGCTCTGACACGGGAGTAGGTGGCTCCTTTGGGAACGACTCGGGCGACTCGGGCGGTTACGGCGGATTCTCAGGGGGTAACTACGGATTCTCCGGCACGACCGAGGGAATGACTGGGCCGGCCGCCCCCGGCGCGGGAACCAGTTTCGGTGCGGGTACTACGCAAGGATTCTCGCCCGGGAGTTACGGATTCGGGGGGAACCTAGGGAATAGCTTACTAGGCACGGATACCGGCATTAATCCTGACTACAGCTTGGGCGCTCTGTCCAACTTGAACAGTTTGGGATACGCCAGTTATGGCATGCAGCCATTCGGCGCGGAGGGTTTTAATGCGAATATGTCGCCAGCCTCGGCAGGGTATTCCTTGACCAGTCCCTCCTCGACTGGTCTTCAAGGTACGGGGCCTGAGCAATCGTTCTGGGACAGCGACGCCGGGAAGCGCGCCAAGATGGTCTTAGGCTTGATCCCCGGCGGAGGCTTGGTTAACTTCGGCATCGATACCTTTCGCGGGAAAGATCCCATAGGCGGCTTACTCGGCATGATCGGCGGACCTGTAGGGCAATTAGCCTCGATGGGCTATGGTGCGATGCAGTCGAAAGATCCCGCCGGCTATGCC